TGCTGCACTCGTAAAAGTAGACACGGAGGGGTAGAAAAAGATTGAATGATTTATCTTTGTAGTTGAGTTCAGGTCGTTGGGCCTGGAGGGAGGGGCGGAGCCCCGACCGGAAGGTCCAACGACCGGTGCGGCCCGGAGATTGCCCTCAGTCCCGTCTACCCCGAAGGAGAAACGATTATGGGAAAACATTTGAATCCTCTTGAAAAAGAGCTCCTGATTCGCCGGTTCAAAGGGAATCCGCGAATCAAGGTGTATGACTTCTGTGTGGCGAATGACATCTCAGAAGCCGCATTCCGTAAATGGATGAAGCAGTACGAGGCGGCGGGTCTAGAAGGCCTGACCCGCCAGGACGCCGAGTTTAAGGACCTTCTTCCGGAAGGCTCCGACCTGACTCTGGCGGGGTACAAACGCGAGGTGATCAAGCTCTGCATCGAGAACGAAAGGCTAAAAAAAAGCTATGCCGTTCAGACGAACGCGGATGGGGAACGGGAGTATGTTCGTTTAAAGCCGAAGAGTTTGAAATAGTGGACCTGTTGTCCAGGGACTACGCCATCCAGGACCTTTGCGACCTGATGGGCGTGAGCCGGGCAGGGTTCTACAAGTGGAAGAAACGTGAGCCGCCATCCCGGGACACGACCCGGGAGGAGATGATCAAGATTGTGGGAGAGGTTCACGTGGAGCATCCCACCCACGGATACCGATGGACAGCCGCATACATCCGTATCAACATGCAGATAACCATCAGCGACAACTACGCCTACAAGTGCTACAGGTATCTGGGAATCAAAGCCGAAACCAAGCATAGGGTACGCTACAGGCCCAGGAAGGTCAGGGACTTGTATCCCAACCTCATCTTTACCACTTGGGAGACGGTGGACCGGCCCCGGCAGGTCATCGTGTCAGACATGACGGCTTTCAGGTTCCGGTATTACTACTTCGAGGTGACCTTCTACTTCGACGTGTTCACCAAGGAAATCCTGACGGCCAGAGTGGCCGACAAGCGCGGTTCGAGAGATCAATACATAGATGGCCTTGAGGATGTAATAGGGCTCCTCAAAGGTGTTCTGGAGCCGGTTATCCTGCATACTGACCAAGGCAGCGTATATGCCTCCATGGCCTACAATGAACTCATTAAAGACACGAATATCATACGTTCCATGTCCCGGGCCGGAAAGCCCACGGACAACCCCGTCAACGAAGCTCTGAACGGCTGGCTCAAGGAAGAACTCTACATTGACTTCAAGCTGGAGTTGTGCCAAGGCAGAGAAGGCTTCATTCAAACCATCAAACGCTATGTCAAGTACTACAACACCCAACGGCCGTGCTTCGCCATCGGCTACGACACTCCGGAGAACTACCGGAAACGCTACTACAAGGGAGAACTGCCCAAGAAGAATACTTTTGAGGGTAGGACACTTACCTCCGAGCCGAAGTTCGTCCAGAAACGAAGGCAATACGCTGATAACCAGGACAATTGCAAGGGCTTGTCAACTTTTGAAAAAGAAATCCCTGAAAAAAGTTGAAAAATGTCTACTTTTGTAAAAAGATACGCGGCAAAAACATCGCCGCTGTCTACTTTGGAAAATAATAACGTCTAAAAATTATTTTCCGTGTCTACTTTTCGCATCTGGTACACTTTTTGAATGTCGTATATAGCTTGGGGTCTTTCTAGTCCTATTTTCTCCGCAAATTGCTTTGCATTTAATTTGCTATAATTCAACAACTTGCTTATTATCTCTTCCATTACACAAAATTTATACAGAAATAATTTGTAAAAAACATTGCAAATATAGATTTTACCTGTATATTTGCATCCGAAATGATAATAAATAAACAAACAAATAAATATATAAATAAATAAAGTTTGTAAAGGTAAGTAAAATTCTTAATACAGACAATGTTATGTTGATAGACCAGGACAGCAAAGGTTTGATGACAATTACGGACATCACGCGGAATGACGCTCTACTTCTGAAGAAAGCGGTGAAACTGTTGCTTCCGGAGCTGGAGATGGAGCGTGAAAAGGAAAGTCGGAGTTGGGTAACTTCCAGTGCACATTTCGACTTCCTTAGAAAGTACAACATCGCGATAGACCGATGCTACACGCTTATCCGGGCCGTGAACCTCTTTTTCCCGGCAGGCGGCAAGAGGCCGGAAACTGTCGGAGAGGTCGATTCTCAGTGACTTCTCGGGCACTGGCTGCCACCGACATTCCGAGATTATTGAGGGTCGGTAACATGGCGGGGCGTGCCGGTGCCTTTTATACGGCGACACAAATATCTTAACAGAATAATCAATCTTAAATACAACAGATTATGAAAACTGAAGACATCTTGAAAATCCTTGAGGAATGGTCGAACGAGACCAAGGGCGCAATCGTCTTTTCGCTGGCGGTGCCGGTGGAGAAACACGGAAAAATGGTTCTTGATGGTGGCGTTGGAGGTTTCGGCGAGTTTGAGGTTCAGAAGAACTGCGTCGCTGCGTTCGACTCTCCGGAAATGAGGAAATGCTTTGCAAATCTCTGAATATCTTAATAAACCGCAAGCAAGACACCGCAGTGATGCGCCAGCGGCAGTAGACATGACACCCCGGAAAGACGGGGAATTTGGGGACGCAGGCCGCAGGGGCGGCAGAAACGGCATAGTTCATCGATAATGGTACACAACTCATCGAGCGATGTAGGCTTGAGTTTATAGCAGTGGTGAAGGATATAAAGCACAGTAAGCTCCAAAGCGTAGGATGTGCGGAAAGCCCACGACACCATCAGCCTCGCGGCTCAAGACTTCGCAACCGGCCAATGCCGGAAGTACGTGAAGCGGGCGAAAGTCCGAACCGTCAAATCTGGTACGATGAGTGAGTCGGGAATCTGCACGATGAATAAACCGAATACCTGAGCAGAGGGTTCGACTCCCTCCGTCCCCACAAAATAAATTCTGTTATTATGGCAAAGACGAAAAACTACAGAGCAAGCATCTCGGCGCTCATGCCGGGCGAGACAGTCACTATACGTGGCTCCAAAACTTCCATCATCAGGGCAACTGCATCGAGTGTTGCCAGGGATCTCGACCGCATCTATTCGGTTTCGGCAGTCAAGGGGCAGCCGATTACTGTTTCACGTTTGAAGTAGCCGTGCGATGGGGCTGAATATTTCAAAGGAAAGCACATTGAGGCTTTCCACGATCACGGGTGCTGTCCTCGCGGATGCGGGGTTAATACTCATTATGCTTGACAATACACTCGCAGGCGTTTTGTCTCTCTTCCTGGCAGCTCTTTTCATAGGGCTCGCCGCTGCAATACTGAGAAAGTGCTGGCTGCGGAAAGATGGTGGTGCGATGATGCCCACACGGTATTCATAAGATGCACAACTCCCAGGGCGGTGTGCGTTAATCCGCAATCAGAGTTCGCCGACAAGATGGAGAGAGAACTCCGCCCGGTGACGCTGGAAGAATACTACAAATATGAACTTTATTTAGATTAATGAACTATGGATAATTTTTCAATCAAACTCGATTTTATGAAGTTCAGGGGCGCGAAGCTCGTTACCGCCCAGGGACGCAAAGGCGTTTTCATCCCGGTTGATGAGAATCAGGCAATCTATGTCGGCAGCAAGGGTGTCTATCTCAACCTTTCTGCCATCGAGCTTTCGCAGGAAAGCAAGTACGGTGACACGCACCTCGTGAAGGGCAACATCGACAAAAAGACATTCGACGCGATGACGGAGGATGAACGCCGTTCCCAGCCGATTCTCGGCAATATGCGTCCGCTCAAAGCTCCCGAAATGGCAGCCCAAGCAGTGCAGTTCGATGACGACCTTCCAGAATGATTTTGCTATGGCGGAGATGAGAGGAAAAGACCTGACTGGGATGCGTTCCGGACTTCTTGTGGTTATTGGATATGACGGCTATAGAAACGGCAAGCATTGGTGGAGGGTCAGATGCGATTGCGGAAATGAGAAATCCGTGACGCGTGAAAATCTATGCAGGAGTGACAGACCGGTCCGGAGCTGCGGATGCCTGAGGCATAGACGCGTTTTTTATTCTCGCGAAAGGGTTGCCATGACGGACGAGCAGAAGATCTGGATGATTCGGCATTTCAAACACACGAAGAACGAGGTTATCTGCCAAAGATTTGGCTGGTCACACGGAACGATGCATCGATTTGCTCGCGAGCTTGGATTGAAGAAGTCTGGGCAGTTTATGAAGAAATGCGTAGATGAAGCGACTGCGGCTTCTGTCAGAAGTCATTTGGAGAACGGGACGTACCCACCTAAAGGTTATGTCATTCCGAGGTCGGAAGAGTGTCGGATAAAGAAAGGAGAGCATAGAAAGGAGACAAAGAAGCAGCGCGAAGAGCGAATCCGGAAAGCAGCGGCAACAACGGCGGCCATACGTAAGATAGAAAGAGGGCGCGTGCTTTTTGGTCTTGAACAGAGAACCAAGCTTAAGGTCAAAAAGTCGCCGGGACGCGTTTTGAGCCTACGCTACAATCTCAAGAAAAGAGGTTATATCATTGAGCGTGGCAGCATTATCGCCTTTTACGATGAGAATACGCAGCGGTCAATGGTAATCGAAAATCGCAAGCGTGGGGAGCGTGGTTACTGTTATTTTGAATTTAAACCCCTGAATGCTAATGTTCTATGATACGAACCGGAACGCTATACACTGAGTTTCAGAGAAATCTGGGAAAAGGAGGTAGAGGCGGTGAATTGCAAGGCGACAGGTATGTCAAAGGAGTCGGACGCGTGACCGGTGGACGGTTGCGCTGGGTTGCAGAAATCAGCTATCACAGCAAGCGTTATCGCTTTCGCTCTACAAATTATGGGAATGTTCGTCAGTGGCTGGATGCTATGTTGAAAAGATTCAATGACGATTAAATATTTAATACAGAATTGGAATACGAATAAAGCCGCCCGGAATGCGGACGGCTTTCAGGGACGAGGAAAATGATATTAATGCTTTAATTGGAAATAGTGCTCGATGGCTTCGTTGATGAACTGGGTCTTGTTACCCTCGAATGATGTGAGGATGGCATCGACGGCGGGGTTTGAGCGGAACGTGTAGTTCTTGCCGTGTTCGATGGGCTTGCGGCCCGCGCCCTCTCTTGCACCGCCCTTTCCTTTCTTGGAGGATGAAGATGAATTTTGTGTTTCCATATAATTTTGTACTTTTGCGAAGCCTACCAAAGGGGAGGCTGATTTCTCAGCCTCCGTTGGTCAAATTAGATTGCAACTTCTATTGTGAATCTAATTTTCCAAATCTTGAAAGTGAATTTGAGACTCATACTTCTAAGACTTTGGTAGGTTTTTTCTTACTCCCTTTCAAGCGTTTCAGATTTCTCTTTCGCAGCAGGCCTTCTTCCTGACTGCATTACAAAGGTACGCATTATCTTTGAATTATGCAAGTATATTTCAATGAATTTGCATATATTTTTCAATATTTTTCTCTGATAATCAATTAAATATAGGAATTATGATTTACGGATATTTACGAGTGTCATCCGATGCACAGGATGTAAATTCGCAAAAGCAGGGAGTCGATGGCTTCGCGAAGGCCAAAGGCTGGGAAATCGAGAAATATATTTCAGACGAGGGCATAAGCGGTGGAACGGACCCCGACAAAAGAAAGCTCGGACCGATGCTGAAGAAACTCCAGAAAGGCGACATTGTTATATGCAGCGAGATTTCACGACTCGGCCGTGACCTTTATATGGTAATGGACGTTCTGCATTTCTGTATGACAAAGGAGGTTGTCATCTATACTGTAAAAGACAGGTTTGTACTGGGCGATGACATTCAGAGCAAGGTTTTGGCATTTGCGTTTGGACTTTCGGCTGAAATCGAGCGTCAGATGATTAAACAAAGGACGCTGGAAGGATTGAGACTCAGGAAAAAGATGGGCGTACTAATGGGAAGGCCTCCGCGCAAGAAGACGACTTTTGATTATGCTCCGTTGGCAAAATACAAGGAGTTGATTATCGACCATTATAAAAATGGTGTTTCGGGGAATGAAATCGCGAGATTGATAAAGATTGATAGGAACACTCTTCATCGGGCGCTTGTACGTTGGGATGTATGGGAACCCAGAACTAAAAATGGCGCCGGGCCCAAAAGTTTGGAGGAAGCCAAAGCTAATATGACAAGGGCAGAAACTGCGCATCGCGTTAGAGTTCGCGAGCGATTAGGAATAAAACAGCCCACCAACAATATTGATGTCAAGAAGTTACAATCGTACATTTTAGCTGATATGACTATCCCGGAAATAGCAGAGAAATTTCCATTGAACTCCTATGATGAGGTCTATGCCGCGATTGATTGCAACGATGACCTCAATCTTCTTTATCGTGCTCATGCTCAAAAGAAATTGCTGAAGAAGAGATGGTGACAGGCTATAAACTTACTGAAAAGAACGAGGCGAGCCGCGAATTCGGTCGATTGTTCGGATTGCCACTCGGTGACTTTTATGACCCTATAGTTTCAATCTGGACATTGAAAGTGTGCATCGATATAGTCAAACTCGACGAACGTATGCATCAGGAATGGAGCGATTATGAAGAAAAAGGGCAGTCCCTGTTCGATTGCATACTGGAACATTACGGGGAGGATGCCGCCATTTTAATTGGAAAATTACTTTGAAACAATATACACAATGATACGCAAGGAACAGATTTTTGAGGCGACGGAGGGCGGAAAGGCTGTCATCGCGGGATATTATCCTCAGAGCGCTTCGTGCTTTTCGGGGCGCGGGCGCAACTTCAGGATTCGGGAGGACGACAAGAGCCCTTCCTGCACCGTGTTCCGGAAAGAGGGCGTCTGGTTCATCCAGGACAAGGGAGGAAACGACACCAAAGCCTACACGGCCATTCAACTCGTAATGAGGGAAGAGGGGCTGGACTATCCGGCGGCGATAAACTGGATTGCTCGGAAATACGCTCCCCATCTTATCGAGGGAGACGCGGCCGCCTCCGAGGTGAAGCCGATGCCGGAGATGAAGAAGGTCAAGGGACAGGAGAAGATGTCTGTAAACCTCAGGAAAAGCGGCAAATTCACCGACAGGGAGCTCTATCTTCTCGGCTATAAAATCACGCCCGAAATCTGCGCAGACCTCTGCCTCAAACCTGTGGATTCCTACATCACGGCAAAGAACGCCAAAGGAGAGAGCTGGCAAATATCATCAACAGACAATTACCCCATTTATTATTACGACTATGGCAAATGGGGCAAACTCTATCAGCCGCTCGGAGACATCCGTTTTATGTATGTTGGCGAAAAGCCTGAGGACTATTTCTTCGGAGAAAAGGATTTCATAAAGGCATACGCCGACGCGAAGAATGGAGTCTATCACGGAATCGTCGAGGCGGAACCGATTGACGGAGAGGAATTGGGTCCCGCCGTCGATATGACCTGGAAAGAACTCATCATCTGTTCGGGACCGTCCGATGCGCTGAACGTTCACTCCGCCGGTTATCACGTCTGTTGGTTGAATTCGGAAACGGCGGAACTTACGGAGTATGAGTTCTCTCTGCTTCAGAAGATTGCCAAAAAGATATATATCCTCTACGACATCGACGACACGGGGATCGCCAATATGTATCGGATTGCGCTGCGTTATCTCGACATCAACATCATCCGCCTCCCCGAAGAACTCAAACGCTTCAAAGACCGTAAAGGCAAGCCTTGCAAGGACGCGAAGGATTTTTTCGTGCATTTCCGCAGGCCGGAGAACCAGAACCCCGTCTCTCTTTTCAAAGAGCTGGTGAAACTCTCGGGTGGGCTGAAGTTCTGGCAGGAGAAGAAGACCAAGACGGGAGGATTCGGCGGATATGACATAAACAACGAACAGCTGTATTCTTTTCTCGAAGCTTCGGGATATTTCCGCATCGCCACGAATCCGGACTGCACGGACTTCGCCTTTTGTCAGGTGAAGGACAATGTGGTGACGATTATCGGCGACGACAGCATTTCAGCGCACTGTTCGGCCTATCTTCTGGAGTATCTCCGCACCCACGCTAACTACTACAATCAGGCTCTGGCCAACACTATCCACCGCTCCCCTCAGATAAGCCGGAGTTCGCTGGAGAAACTCTCGGTGATCGTGCCGAACTTCAACGCATTCGACGAACATTCCGACACATTCTTCTTCAACAACGGACCGGTGAAGGTCACGGCCACGGGCGCGAAACTCCTGAAGCCGTCGGATTGTCCGTACAATGTCTATCGTAGCAAAATCATCGAGAGAGACTTCCGGGCAGAGCAGCCCTTCTTCGACATCGAATATTCCGAGGAATATGCCACTCTGCTGAACCGTCTTTCCATCCTCTCCCCCGACACCCCCGACTATATTCAAACTAAAAAGCAAGTTGACGCTCTGGATGAGCTTAAGAAGTATCGGCTGAAGATTTTCCGCAACGACAACACATTTATGCGCTTTGTCTATAACACAGGGCGCAACTATTGGCGAAAGGAGGAACTGGGCATCAGTCTGACACCGGACGAACAGGCGGAAACGGATCTGCACTTCATCTCGAAGGTTATGGCACTTGGCTACATTATGAGCAAGCACAAGGTAGCCGGCCAGCCTTACGCGATTTATGCTATGGAGACGGAGCAGTCTGAGGAAGGCACCCACTTGGGAGGTACGGGAAAGTCCCTGTTTATGACGAGTACGGAGCAGCTTCGCAAGCAACTGTTCATCAACGGTCAGGAAATCAATCCGTCAAAGACGGACTTTATGCTTGCCGGAGTGCGCAGCGGAATCACCGACACGGTTTATTTCGACGACCTGAACGACAGCATCGACCTGCACCGCTTTATGCCTATGATTACAGGAAAGATGGTGGTGAACCCGAAGAATAAGGATGCTTTCATACTGGAATTCAAGGATAGTCCCAAAGTGGCTTTCACCTCCAACCACGCAATCAAAAAATTCGATGCATCGCTCCGCCGTCGTACCTGGTTCACAGCGTTTACGGACTACTACCACTCTGACGACCCGATGCGTGGTCTGAAGGAGCGCTCTCCATACACGGAGTTTCACAAGAACCTCATCCAGGACTACTCCCCGGATGAGATGAACGGATTCTACAACTTTATGTTCAACTGTATCTCCGTCTGGCACAAGCTCCGCATCCGGATTCAGCCGCCGATGAAGCAAATCGAGCAGCGCAACCTCCAGAGAGCCATCACCGACGAATTCATCTGGTGGGCTGAAGACTGGTTCACAGAGGAACGTCTCGATGTGATTGTGAATAAGGACGAGGCATTTGACGCCTACAAGTCCACTCTGAACAGGAAGATTCAAGACAGCATCAAGATGCAGACGTTCAAGAAAAAACTCATAATGTACTGCGCTTATAAGGGCTGGGTGTTCAATCCGCCCGAGCTTCTTCTCTCCGAGACCGAGAGGCAGCGCAACGACATCCGCCGCAAAGCCGACGGCAAAGACCTCTATTTCTTCTACATCGATACGAGAAAGGATAATGAGGAGAAGCTTGACGCGGCGTCAATTATCGACGCTCCGCCTGAGTGCGAGACTTTGGGGCCGGGGGTAATCGGGACATCGGCGGAAGTCGGGCAGCCGGATGTTGCGCAGCCGCCATTTATATAACGGCCATCGATGCTCTTGTGCAAAAACAGTTCACAAGCGCGTCAAAAAAAGCACTTTGATAGGGGGTTCGCCTTTCGCGGACCCTTCTTTTTGGAGGAGGAGAATTTTTGCTGACGAGTTCAAGGTATATATTTCTTTGACCTTTTGACGCCTTAAGAGTAAAAAAGAGTATAAGTAAATGAAAATAAGAGAGTTAAGCGGCGTCAACTTGCGGCGTCAACTTGGGTCAAAATGGTTTTTGCTGACGCCGATTTCGGGACATTTCGTGGGTATGTGCAGAAGCATGAAAACAAAGTTGACGCGCTTGAATATCAGCGAGTTAGACCATTTTGGCGCTTTTTGGCGTCAACTTGATAAAAAACAAAGTTGACGCCGACACCCCTACTGAATATCAGAAAGTTACAAGGATTTTGCGTCACGGCGTCAAAGCGTCAGAAAATTTGCGACCTCAAAACTCCCAGAAATTTTTGAAGAGAAAAAACACCTGTTTTTCGACATAATTATGACTGAAAAAAGCACACAATCCAAGACAAAAACGGCCGTTCCGGAGAGGTTGGAGTTCAATGCCGAAGTTTACGGCCGTTCGATGCCGCTCTGGCATTACAGGAAACTCCCTCCAGGAATGGTCAAGGCAGAGTTGAAAGACCTCTACCGGGGGCGCTGCGTCCTCTATCGTGTGGAACTCGGACCGGACAAAGGGGACTGGTACAGCGACTATGTCCGGGACAGCAACTACCGCGTCCTCTGTCGGATGATTCGGGAGGGGAAGGATGTATGGATTAAGTAACAAAGTTGTTGTGAAAGCGGTTAAATATACTTAACTTTGTGAGTGTTAGGCGTTTGAAAGGCGGATTACTATGTTGATAAAACTCAAATTTGACACTAAACTGAGACTCGACTACCTCGGTTTCCTCTTTCCGAGGATTCCGGGAGAGGATGTCTATAAGGTCAGCACACGTGAACCCATAGGAGAACTCCTGTGCGCCCGCGTCCGGGAGTCGTGGCGTCCGGTGGCGGAACCGGCTGGCGAACTCGTTGCGACTCTCGATTTGCCGCTGAATCCTGCGACCAGGAATGTGGTGAACAAATTCATCTATTATTCACAGGCGGACACCGTGGCTCTGATGATGGCGTTTTCCGCGACATTCGACCTCGACTTTGCCGGCTACTACCGCAAGGGCGAGAGTCTCGGCTACGGACGCAAGGAGATTGTCGAGGCGTTCATCATCTCCCGCAACCTGGTGGAAGTGGATTGCAGCGACACTCTCTACAAACGGGTTTACAGAACGAGCCAGCGACAGATGAAATCTTTGACGCAGCGCCTGCTCCGACGCTGCTACTATCTCGATGAAAGCATAAACCTTAAAGGATTGAAAGATGATACGAATAATCAACGAAGTTCTGGTGAGCCCGGCAGCAAGCGGGTTCGACCTTCTGAAGATGTCAAGGCTGTCGATGATACCCGCATCCGGCACGCTGGAAAGCAAGGAGACTGTCAGCGAGAACGGACGCTCTTTGACCTATAAACTCGCATTGCGCTGTAAGGGTCTTTCGCCCGCCGTCAGGGAGACGCTGCGTGATGGCTGCATTGCCCGCGTTGTCTGTGCGGATCAAAGCTGCTGCGCCGTAGATTATTTCCTCGGCACGGAAGACATCCCCCTGCACTTCGAGCTGGAGGACAATCTCGACTTTCTCCAACTCTCCGCCACCTACAAAACCGTTTCGCGGCTGTAAACAGAGGATTTAACCTCCCATCGGAAACTATTTCCTTGGAGCGTCCAATGTCGCCGTTACGGTCTTCTGTATCGTGGTCAGTATCTGGTAGCATAACAATCAAAAAGAAGTAAAATACAATGAAAGTTTTATTATCAATTAAACCTGAATTCGTGGAGAAGATTTTTGATGGGAGTAAAAAGTATGAATATCGTAAAGTATTACCTAAAAGAACTGATATAAGTGTAATTGTTATCTATGCATCTGCTCCCGTTCAACGCGTAGTCGGTGAATTTAGAATAAATGAGATATTTTCGGAAAGTGTAGATATTTTATGGGAGAGAACAAAAGAATGTTCAGGCATATCGAAAGAGTATTATATGTCATATTTCCAGCATAAAAACGTAGCAAACGCAATAGAAATAGGTGAGGTGAAGAAATATAAAGAGACGAAATTGCTCTCTGATTATAAAATCGTTCAGGCCCCACAATCATTTTGTTATATATCAGATTAGAATCAAAAGCAGGAACGAGACAGACTAACATGCTTTCGAAGATTCTGGCTACAGAGTCGAAAAACTTGCGGAATGGGAGGGAAACAGACATATATGTGCGAGGCTACACGGGACAACCGTATGGAGGAATGGTTCCGGCAACGGAGGCTTCTGAATATGCACCTGTGCGAGTCTGTAAAGTTTGCAGGGGCATTCGGTCTTCCGCTTGTCGCGGCCTTCGAGGGCAGTGTCCCGCAGCGCTTTATCGGATTCAACAGGGCTTTGACCTCACAGGATTATGATTGTGGCATTCATTTCTTCATAGATGACTATCAATTCGAACGGGTATGGAACACTCCGGAGAAATATCTGTCTCTGCTCAGGCGGTTCCGTTGCGTAATTGCCCCCGATTTCAGTTTGTACATCGATTTGCCACCGGCGTTGAATTTTTGGAATGTCTATAGAAACCGGCTACTTACAGCGTGGTGGCAGAGTCAGGGTATCCGTGTGATTCCGAGCGCCAGCTGGGGAAATGCGGACTCCTTCAGGTTTTGTTTCGAGGGGCTTCCGCACTCCTCAATCATTGCCGTAGGACATACGGCTGTAGGAAGAAACCAGACAGCGAAGAACGCGTCCGTTCTGGGGATGAGCGAATGTCTCAGAGTTCTGAATCCCTCGAAAGTCATTGTCTACGGCAAGCCATTCGACTTGAATTTCAATAATTTTGTATATTTGACGGACAACATCAACAGTTTAAGACATGAAAGAAAAGAAATACGGAGAAACAGGATATGTCAATGAAATTGATGGCGACGACAGAAAACTGTTCGACGCCATATTCAGGACATCTCCATCCGAGAACGAGAAACACTTTTTCAGAATTGCTGAATATCGCCAGAAGCACAATTTATCTGCCGGCTCTGATTTGCTTCTAAGTTACGAAGAGAATCCCGATGGAATCGGGTTTTACAGATTCCTCTATGATTGGTATATGATACAGATAGATGACAGGATTTGTCCTGCGGAATATCGTTCAGAACATCCGGATATAATTGAAATAGAGTGTTCAAGCCTTTCAGGTATGCTCGAGTGCGACATCGAGGAATATATCTCCGAGAAAACCGGATGTCGTACAATGTTGGAATACCTGCGTTCTATAGACTATAATGGTATCAACTATGAAAGAGATAGTGACTGACTATGGGAAATTCCCGATTCTATAACCCTGCCGGAGGATTTTACACTCATGAGTACCATCAGGTCGGTGATACCATATACTATGATGGATTGGTAGGAAAAATAATCGTAAGCAATGATATACGCAAAAATGGACTGCCATTCTATTCCGACAAGTCTGATTTCTATGTTGGAATAAGTGCAAAGACAGGAGAAGTCATACAGGTTCGTCTGTTTGACCACAGACATCCGAGCATCGACTTCGATTGGGGTCATATCCATAACAACAAAGCGGCTGGAGACAAAACTCGCTTTGCAAAAGGGACACTTCATGTCCACACATACGAAAATGATGTCAGGAACGAGATCGCCAGATTCGCCAACAATGATGAGATAAAGAGGTTCGGTGAATTGTTCAAATCTCTAAACCCGTCCGTAAAGTTCCGCCCGTAACACTTTATTGGCAAAAGATTTGCAAGGAAAATGTTAATTAGTTAATTAATTAACATTTTATTGCCTACCTTTGTGGGACAAATTTGATTTTCGATTACTATGTGGGACATTATCAGCACTATTTTGACGTCACCTGCCGGCTCGTTCGCCTTCGTCTTTGGAATCCTTGCACTTTGCTTCTGGGTTGTCTATAAGGTCACGAAGCATGTCACCAAATGGGAATGCAAACTTGAAAAGGTGGACAGCATCGAGAACAGCTTCAAAGAGACCAGTTCCGCGATTTTGCAGATAAACGCAAGACTGTCTGTAATGGAATCCCAGCGCGGTTCTCTAACCCAAAGCCATAGTCCTGTGGGGCTTTCACAGCTGGGTGAGACCGTAGCGGATAAGATCAAAGCCTACGACATTGTGGAAAGGAATTGGGATAGGATTCAGACTCTCATAGACAGACAGAATCTAGACAATCCATACGACATTCAACAGTTCTGTATCGACAAGGCCACAATCGCTCAAGATGAATTGTTCTCGAAGGAAGATGTCGACTACATAAAGAAGTTTGCATTCAGCGAAGGAATGCCGACTGCATATTACGGAGGAATGTTCGGAGTGATTATACGAAACCAGTACTTCAAGGTCAAGAACATTGACATAAACGATGTCGACAAGCACGACCCGAATCAGAAGAAATAGGCAAATCCGGCACTGAAGGCCATGGAGGGCGCTGTCCTTTTTCAGGACAGCGCTTTTGTTTTCCTTTGTAGCGTAAAAATACGGACAATGAGAAAACAGATAAACACATCACATCTGGCTGCGGAGATAATCCGTGGGAAATGGCTTCTGGCTGATGCGGAGTCATATCTTCCTGCGGTGTTTGCTCTGCTTTCACGCACGCCTCTTGCCGATGTCGAGGAAATGACGCGTCCGTCATTCATGCTTTCGGACGGTTCCGAGATTGGCGATGGTGCACAGGCGACGATCGAGAAAAAGGTGGCGGTTCTGCCGCTTCATGGTACAATGACCAAATACGAGACCTGTAGCTCCGACGGGGCTATGGCTCTTGCCTCATTCATAAGGAACTGTGCCGACCGCCAGGACATCGTCGCCATAGTCCTTGACATTGACAGCGGAGGCGGTGCGGCCAATGCTGTTCCGCCGCTCGTCGAGGCTATACGTTATGCTAAGGCAGCCCACAAACCTGTCATCGCTCACTGCGACCTCTGTTGCAGTGCCGCTCTCTGGGTGGCATCACAGTGTGATCTCATCTATCTCGACAACCCTATGTCTGAAATAGGTTCCATCGGGGTACTGTGCACACTGTCGCTACCTCCGGAGAAAGACCCGCAGACCGGGGTGAAGGTTGTTCCGGTCTATGCACGCGAGTCCCCAGATAAGAACCTCGACTACAGAAAGGCACTCGAAGGAGACTACAGCCTCATCCAGGACAGCATGTCTCCAATCGTCTCACAGTTTCAGGAAGCGGCGCGGGAAGGCCGTCCGATGCTCGACACAGAGGCAGAGGGCGTCTTGACCGGAGCGACGTTCCTCTGCGACGAGGCTCTGAAGCTCGGGTTCGCCGATGCTCGGAAGACTCTCAAGGAAAGCGTAGAAGCCGCGTTCGCTCTGGCTGAAATCTAACGAAAATACTTACAAACCTCTTATACCAAGTACAATGAACAAAAAAGCACTCTCAAACTCAAAGATGGGCAAAATCGTTGCCCGTCTTCTCGGAAAACCGGAGCTCGCTGTCAAGGATGGAAAGGTTGAACTTTCCGCTGAGGAGCGCGCGAAGGTTCTTGAGAACTACGGACAGGCTTTCCTCGAAAAGCTGGAGTCCGTCACTCTCGAAGACGAAGACGCCTTCGACCTCTTCGACGCGGCCGTTGCTGCCAAGACAGCCGAGGCTACAGCAGCCCTCTCCGCTCAGGTGAAAAAACTTCAGGGCGATGTCCTGGAACTTTCCCGTGAACCGGAACCGCAGCCACAGGCACAGACTCCGTCAAAGTCGCTTTCGGCAGGCGAAGCCACAAGGCAGTTCGTCCTGAACATGAGCGCAGCACACAACAAGATTGTCGCACAGGCGCTCGCATCCACAAACCCGATGGCTTTCGCAGCCCTCGACAGCAGCACGCTTGACGTTGCGGATCTGAACACTGAGTTCAAGATTGTGATGCCGCCAAAGGCAAAGCTCGACCTCCTCGCAAAGAGGCTCTATATGGGCTTCAACGACTCAAAGCACATGACGCGTATCCAATCCGATCGCGACTTCATCGCTTCTGCTGCCATCTTCACCGAAGTCTCACAGCAGTTCACTCCTAAGTGGACTCCTAAAGGCACGGCGAAATTCACTCCGATTCGCATCCCTTACCGCCGTCACAAAATCAACGTCTTGATTCGTCCGACGGACATCATCAAGTCATGGTTGCTCAACCTCTACGAGCAGGGCAAGACTCAGGCTGAGATGCCTATCACCAAGTATATCATCGAGGAGCACATCCTTCCGAAGACCCTCGACGACATCACCCTCTCGATGATTGGAAAGGGAAAGTTCAAGGAAGTCTCGCTTGCTGGGCTCACTGATGGTACGGCCGGTTCAGCAGCTAAGGATTCCATGGACGGCTACGAGACCATCCTCGTCGATGGTCTTACGGACGAAAACTGCAAAATCAACTACCTCCGCGCGGCAAAGGACTACAGGACGCTCTCTGACGAGGAGCTCTTGAAGTATGTTGACAGCTTCGTTGACAACATCTCCGGACTCTTCGCGAAGACCGCAGTCGTTTTTTGCTCAGAGCAGTTCCGCACCCGCTACAAGAGGGCAGACTTTGCCGTAAACGGCAAGTACACCGGCATCGAGAACGGTGACACCATCCGTTTCACCAACTTCCACCTTGTGGCTCTTGAATCTATGTACAACTCGCCGATTCTCTTCGCCACTCCGAAAGAGAACTTCGTCGAGCTGGTTGACTACTCCAAGGCGGAGAGCTGCATCAACCGCATCGAGGAGAGCAACTACGATGTGAAGGTGTTCGGAGAATACTCTCTGTCGGTTGGCTTCAAGATTGCCGAAGCTGTGTTCGCGGCCGTTCCGACCGGATACACTCCTTCAGAGAGCATCCTTTCCGAGGGCATAGACCTCACTGAGGACGGTCCGTGGATGAACGGGGTCAAGCCGGCAAGCCAGGACTCTGAACAGAAGGCGGCCGGAGATTCCGGACAATCCGGACAGGAAGGCGCGTAATCACTGAAAAACAATCAGGACTATGTATACAAAAGTAAGTATTCCAAAGAATGGAGACGGCGCGGGATGCCCGTCTCCAAAGTCTTCCGACATCATAATCATGGATGTCGAGGACATCGAGACCGAACCTACGAGAGCACTCGGTGACGTGACCGTGAAGGGCAACTACACTCTCAAGGAGGGAGCGAAAGCCGTATGCGTCTATGGGACGCCGAAGACCATCGCGGCATCAGAAGAGTATTCCGGCGACGCCGATGCCCGTGGCGTGAAACAGGGCGTTGAGTTCGAGCACCCTGGCAACGAGAAGGACATCAAGAACTTCGTCGAGGCCTTCATGAATAAGGGTGTCGTCATCCTCGTAAAGGAGTGCGACGGCTCAGCGGCAGGACGCGTACAGGCGTTCGGAAACAAGTGCAACCCTCTGTTCCTCACGGTTGAGAGGACCGACAGCAGCGAGGCCAACAAACGCAAACTTACCTGGAAACAGGACATCGCCGGCAAGTTCCTCCCGGCCGACTACGAGGGCGAGCTACCCGCATTAGCGGACGCTGCAACCGCAGTGACCGAAAGTGCCTAATCCTCTGAAGAATGGCAAAGAAAGAATCACAGACTATGGAAACTGAGCCTCAGAAGACAGCTGAGGCTCAGGCTTCCGGCATTGAAACAGCTGCGCCAGAAGCGCCAGTTGAGAAAAAGTACGATGTGGTCGTGTGTGCCTATCCTGGAACCGAGACCTTGATGACGCGCCTCTGGGACAGATTCCACAAAGGACGGCATCTCGTTGTCACTGACACCGGGGCACAGCTGCCGGAAGTTCTGGCGGAATGCCTTGCCGACAATAGGATTGCCGACCAGTTCACTCTTCTTTCTGCGAACATCATCCCGTGTACGGAAATCACGGACGAACTTCTGAAAGGAAACTATGTCTATGTGACACGGAACGGTGAAAGGCAGGCGGTCAGCCGCGTGCCGATGACTTTCGACAAAGAAAGGCTCGTTGCGTGGCTTGCGGCCGACGATTCCGAGACCGATACGGCCGAGGCGTTCTTGAAGCGGTACAATGCCGGGAAACTCCTGATGGAGGTGTCGTTCTCGTTCGGAAACTTCATCACGCCTGTACTCCGAGCCAATCCTTGCGAAAATGTGGTCATAGAGGCTTTCCTGCGAAAGTTCTTCGTGGCAGCATCGCCGGAAGGCTTCGCCGCCATTGCTGCGCTCGCTGAGAAATTCCTTCTCAAAGAGGAAATGAACGAGGGATGTTGAACGAGATTGACAGATGGATTGATTCAGGAGCCGAGGTTCAGGAAGGACTTCGGCTTTTGAGTATATATGCCCCAAACCGCCACCTCGACGCCCTCGTCCGCAAAGCCCCTAAACGGTTCTCCTATCTCCTGAAGGCATCGCTCCTGCCGTTTTCGTCAAAAAGGTCAATCGCCGTCAGCGCCTTGCAGCCTGCGCCTAAAGTGAAGTTCCGCGAAAGCTGGCCATTCCTCTCAGAGCCGGATTGCCCGCAGGAACTGAAGATTCTGGCGGCCGACAAAATAACGGCATGGGAGGAGTCGATGAGAGCGCACGAGGAACTATTCCTATGCACCACTCCGGAACAATGTTACGAAACAGCGAAAAAAGTGCTGGAAAATTATTCCAACAATCGGAAAATCTTCTCCGAATTTACTCATTATAAGGAACATCACTCTGTGCTCGGCGAGCATCCGATTTTCAAAGAGTCCAGACAGACTGCGGAGCTTCGCGCGATGCCGATTATGGAACTCGTCCGGAAAAAGGAGAATCTTGAGGAGGCAATCTGGAGAGCCGGCAACGAAATTAAAAAGGGAGACAAGCCACATCTCCGCCCATTGAGGGAAGAGCGCATCGCGGCAAAGCGTCGGATGCTCGCGGAAGTCAAACGAATGATCGACGACTATGAACAACGAAGAGAAAGACTACAGCCTTGACAGGATAGCCTACCTTGCCGCCCTCGGCTGGCCGGACAACGAAATATTCATCAGTGAGGGCATAGACGAGAAGTCCGTGCCTGAAGAGGTGCGTGAAGCCATCGAACACGGACGGCTGAAGAAACGTGCCGATATCGAGATCGCCGTGGCGCGTGCCGCAGCCAGCGGAACCCCGGAAGCAGTGAAGCAATTCAATGAGGTTGTGCGCGACAAGAGTTTCAGCATTTCGAAGCTCGACCTGTTTGGCGGGCCGGAAGACCAGGGAGCGTTCGAACGGATTCAGGACTACATCGCGGAAGGAAGCAGGGGCAACCTCTCTCAGAAGGAGCAGGTGTATATAGACCTACTCACGATGATATATTCCCTCGACGGCCAGTGGGGAAAACGTCGCACGATAAAATTCCTCACCTCCAAACCATTCTCCTTCTCCTATGAACAGGCTTCCAATATGTACGCCGAATCCATAGAGATGTTTTTCGCAAACCGCAAGGTTTCCAAAGAGGCGATGCGGGCGAAGATGGCAGACCAGTACGACACCCTCTATGCCCTCGCTATGCAGAATGCCAGGACAACGAAGGATTTTGAAATTGCCGCCGGAATCCTCTCAAGCAAGGCAAAGGTGCTCAGACTCGACCAGGATGACCCGCAGCAGCTGCCTGCCGAGAACTACAGCAAGCAGTTCCGCGTGCTCTCGCTTTCTCCTGAAGTCATAGGACTTCCGAGGGCGAACAGGGATGAACTGGCGCGTCAGATTGACGGCATAGTCGCTCCGGAAGCGGTGAAGAAACGCCTGAGGGTTGATGCGGGTATCGATGACCTTGATATAGTAAAATTGATGGACAATGTCGCACAGGAAGAAAGTTAACGTCGAGCGGACGGAAAGCGCGTCGGTGCAGTATCAGAACAAATTCGCGCAACTGGTCGCCCTCGTCGGGGCACGGAAGACCTACTGCGAACTTGGACGAGGCAGCGCGAAGACCACCGACATCCAGGTTGAAAGGCTTATCGACATAATGTTCGATATGCCTGGCGCACCCTGCTGTTGGGTTGCCGATACGTTCAGTAACCTCACGGCGAATGTCCTGCCTTCCGTATTGGAGGGACTTGAGCGCAAGGGATTCAGAGAAGGCGAGCACTATGTCATAGAGAAGCAGCCGCCGGAGTTTACCGACGCCGAGACAAAGAACCTTCCGGACTGGCTCAAGCCCCATTTCTGGAAGCCATTCAACAGGCTCGTTTCCTACAAGCGCACCATTATCTTCTTCACAGGGCTGAACATCCGCTTCGGCTCGCTCGACCGCCCGTCGACTCTCGCGGGCGCGTCATACGTCTTCGTGTTCGGGGACGAGGCGAAATATTTCCGTGAAGATAAAATCGCCAACCTCCTCAAGGCTGTACGTGGCTATAGGCAGGAATATGGAAGGAGTGTGTTCTATCGAGGCGTGTGCTTTACATCCGATATGGCGGACGTCTCCCACATCGGGGAATATGACTGGATGCACAAGGAGGCGGACAATGTAGACAAGACTGCGATACTCACAGTGATAAAGGCTGGGCTCGTGTATAACGAGGCCCTACATGAATATGTGGCTGCCAAGGATAAATGGCTCAAGACAAAGTCTCCTGATGACCTCAATGACTGCCGAAACAGACTCCGCACGGCCGAACTCTGGAAGGCGCGATGGACGGAACTTCGCAGCCGTCCTGAGGCATCGACTTTCTACATACGCGCATCGAGCTATGTGAACGCGGACATCCTCACGGAGGAATGGTTCTCCGATGCCATTGCCGCGAAGCTGCCTGACCTTAACACTGCCATCCTTTCACTCAAGCCGCGACTCGAAAGCGGCGACCGCTTCTACACCGCGCTCTCCGCACGGCATTTCTACTACGACGGCATAGATGAGGACGCATACGACCGTCTCGATATGCGCGAGGTCGAGGACTGCCGCGTACTCCGCCATCTGAACCTCACCAAGCCATTGCAGGCCGGCGTGGATTTCGGCAATATGTGCTCGATGACAATCGGGCAAGATGGGAGTGAACAGGGACATGAGATTATCAGAGTGCTCAAGTTTCTCTACACTCTGGCTCCGGAATACACCGAGGATCTCGGAGTGAAGTTCCGCACCTACTTCGCGGCCATGCAGAACCGCGTGCTCTATCTATACTACGATCGTTCCGGCAACGCCTACAAGTCCGTGGGCGAGGATCAGGTCTCCAAGTTCAAGCGTGCCGTAGAGTGGGACGGTGGCAACAGGACCGGATGGACGGTGCACCTGATGTCCATACGTCAAGGCAACATCGGCCAACCGGAGGAGTATGCCTTCATGCAGGAGATGATGTCGGAGCGCAACCCGCGCCTGCCCTGGCTTCGCATTGACGCCTATGCCGCAAAGAACCTGAAGATGTCGCTCGAACTTGCGCGCACCAAGGTGAAGTCCGGAGTTGTGTTTAAGGACAAATCGAGCGAGCGCCTGCCTGTGGCCGAACTGCCTACGCGTTCCACCAACCCGTCGGATTCGTTCAAGTATCTGCTTATGACAAAGGAGAGGCGCAAGCTCGCCTCGATGCGCTCTTCTGCCGCGAAATCCAACCTTGACCCTCAATTCAAGTAGCCCGGCGCGGGGTCAGCGCGTCATATATCACCTTTTTACTCGTTTGCGACCGCAAACGAAAATGAGCGCGGCCGGGCTTTTTTGTCCGCGAAAGAAGCATTTTCTCCGGAATGGACGTGGCAAGGCATTGACATATACATATATACCTTAAAAATATTACCGAAATCTTGTAATTTTTCGGATGTACGAAATAGGAGACTGTCCGTTTCGATGGCATATGTGGGCAATCTGCGCACCGGCCGCGGCCTCTCATTTCGTGTCCTTTGACGAACGGGCGCGAGGGAGTAGTTTTGCACTATGGATGTTTATGAAGCGATAGATAAAATGAGACGCCTCTCTTCCGAGGGAAAGACTTTTAGCTTCTCGTTCATGTCCTGCAATCTTTCGGCAGGAACGAGCGAGGGCGTTGTCTATGTTCCGCATGCTCGGCTCCGCAAAAGAGAATGTAGGGAGCATCATCTTCACGCGGATATGGTCGAGGCATACATCAATCTCGACACGATGGAGAACCGCCGTTTCTACCAGCCGCTTCTGATGACCTTCAACGGAGAAAAAGTTACATTGAGATGAAGAATACGGTTAAGAAGATTTCGGACCATTCCTATGCGCTGCACCTTGAGGACGGGCGGTGCTTCACCCTCTCGAACAGAAGGGACAGTAGCCTCGACTCGCTGTTCTGGCAGGCGCAGGACCGCAACTGGGAGTATCTCCCGCACACGATTCAAGGCTACAGGGTGATACCCTACGGCATCGATAACCAGCTGCCTACGCGCCTGCGCGACATCCTCGACTCGAACAACCTCGGTCCCGGCATACTCGAACGCCAGATGGGACTCCTGTTCGGTCAAGGGCTCTATCTTTCACAGCTTTCCTTCGAGGGCGGCAAGATTGAGCGGCAGTGGAAGGAAGATAGGGAAATCATGGACTGGCTGGAAAGTTGGGACTATGTCTCCTACATCAAAGGCTGCATGACAGACTACCTGCACCTGAAGGGATTCTTCGATGCGAAGTATCTTGAACGCGGTCATCGCATCGGGCGCAATCCGAGGATTTCCTGCCTTGAGCACATCCCTGCGAAGAACGCCCGTCTCGAATGGACGGACAGCCGGGACATCAGAGATGTGCGCCACATCATCGTCGGAGATTTCGAGAATGCTTGTGTGAGGACTGGGGTGCGGGTATATCCCGTCTATGACAGGCGTAATCCAGGGAAATATGGAGCTTCGGCATCATATAACCATACATATTCATTCGCACGCGACTTCTACTCTGTGCCACAGTATTGGGGAGCACTTCGCTGGATTGTCAGAGGTTCGGAGATTCCGACAATCTTTAAGTATGTGACGGACAACGGGATAAATCTTGCGTACCACATTCACGCCCCTAACGAGTATTGGGACACCAAACGCGACACTCTGAAGAACATTCATCCGGACTGGGATGACGCACGGGTGGAGAAAGAAATCAGCCGGCTCACTTCGGAGCTCCTGACGCAGCTTACGGAGGTGCTTTCGGGCAAGGAGAACGCCGGAAAGTTTTTCTACACGGTGGATATTCCGTCTGAGAACGGCAGCGGGGCTGTGTCGTGGAAGATTGAGGCGATTGACCAGAAGATAAAGGATTTTGTGGATTCGCAGCTCAAGATTTCAGAGGCTTCCGCATCGGCCATCACCTCCGGAATGGGACTGCATCCGTCTTTGAGTAACGTGATGGTGAACGGCAAGCTGGCTTCGGGTTCTGAGTTGCTGTATGCCTTCAAACTCTATCTTCTTTCAGACACGGAGATTGCCTCAAATTGCATTCTTGAGCCGATTAACCAGGCGATCGCATTCAATTTTCCGGGACGTAACCTCAAGCTGGCTTTCTATCACCAGACGATTCAGGCGGAAGAGGCGGTTCCGACTGACAAACGAGTTAAAAATCAATAGTTATGCTGTTTGACAAAGTACAGAATGGTTCAGAGGAACTGAACTCCCTGACGGGTCAGTGGTTCGCATCCACGCCCTTCTATCTCATACGCACCGAGATTGATTTCGCCGCGCAGGAACTCGGCTCTGTTGTCGGCTCAGAGGTGGTTGAAGCCGCTGAAAAGGCCTATCTTGGCGGCACAGACCCCGATTTTGTGGATGCGGTGCGGCTTCCCGTGGCGTTCCGGGCGATTGCACGCTATGCTCAGCTTTCGGGCGTGAGCCACGAGGGGACGGGGCGAAAGGTGAAGATGGATGACAATGAGAAGATGCCGTTCGAGTGGATGATTGACCGGGATGACAGGGCTATGCTTGACCGCTACTACAGGGCTCTTGACTCTCTTTTCCGCTTTCTGGAGAAAAAGCAGACGGCAAGTTGGCTAAGTTCACCGGTGCGCGACCTTGTCGGGCGCTGCATTGTCAGAAACCTCAATGAATTCGAGAGATTCTACCCTGTGGACGGCAGCCAATATGCTTGGCATCTGTTCGTTCCCCTGATTGTCGATGCCCAAGAGAATGTGGTGGAACCATTCGTAGGTGCAGAGATTTGGGAGCGTATTCTTTCGGCAGACGGTTCAGACGATGCCACGGCTCTGCGGCTTCGCTCGCGCGCTGCGCTTCTTGCTGTGCTAATTGCGCTCGTAACTGCGGCACGCCGGTGGTCTCTCGACATTCTTCCGCTTTCGGTAGCGCGGCGTTTCAGCCCGTCGTACCAAGGAAATAGGGAAAGCCGTGCTGCGGAAACGAAAGAAATCGATTGGTTCATTGACAAGACCAATGCTCAGATTGCGCAGGTGAAAGACGAACTCAAGAAACTCGCCGGGGCGTCCGGGGAAGCCGAACTTCTGCCAAAGAACGACCCTGCGAACAAATTTGCGACGGTGGTATGACGGAGATTGGGATATATGAGACTGGGGAACGTGTTTCGTTGCCCTCGTCCTGGGATGAGATGACTCCAGAACAGGTGCAGTTTGTGTTCCGGACTTATGGCGAGTGCATCCTGCGCGGTGGTTCTCCGCTGGAGTTCAACGTCAGAGTGCTCTGTCATCTTCTGGGGCTGCGCTTTTCACTGAGGACGGCGCTTGTGGAGAGCCTTGCGGGCGATGAGACGACACGGCTTGACGAAAATCTTGCGATGCTTTGTGACAGATGTTTAGGATTCCTTCTCGACGTGGAGCCGGAGACGCTCCAGTGCCGGCTGACCTTCGACTCCGTGACAAACCCGCTGCCTATGGTGAAGAGCGGACGTTTCCGGCTCTATGGCCCGTCTGATTTGCTACAGAACCTCACTTTCGGGGAGTTCAGGCACGCTGCCGTGGCGATGAATGCCTTTCTGCATTCCGGCAGGGTGGGCGACCTTGACGAGTGCATTGTCTTTCTCTACAGACGGCGATGCTCGCAGCCGAATAGGGCCGGACGGCGCGTAATCGCGGTAGATTCCTCGAACATCGAGAGGGAAACAATACTTGTGGCGCGGATTGAACCATGGCAGAAAAACCTCATATTACTCTGGTTCGCATCCTGCCTCAAGTTTCTTCAGACGCAGGACATAGTCATCAACGGCGAGACGGTGGAGCTCAGCCGTCTATTTGCTGGCGACGGGGACGAGAAAGGAGGATACGGCTTCGGGTGGAATGACCTCGTGGTGCAGATTGCCAAGGACCAGACGATAGGCAACATCGAGCGCGTGGATGAAGAACCGCTATTCTCCATTCTCGGCATAATGTGGCACAATTTCAAGGAACAGAAACGATATGAAGCGATTTCAAAGACTCATTAGCCTCACAGAGTACATCGAGGGCTTTTCCCTTCCTGGCATCAGCCCCATTGTGACGACAGCGCAGTCGGACGCCACCTCGAAGCTCCAGCATCTTTCAGGCGTCCAGGTGCTTGCGGCGCGTCCGGAATGCCGTCAGCAGGGCGACTCGGATTCCTACAGTTCCGTGCTCTCGACGGCGTTCTTCGTCGTTGCCAAGGGGCTCGGCCCGGCAGGCACTCCGGAGCGCGAGCGAAAGCAGTACGGTGAACTTCTCGACATTGCCTCACAGATTGTCGAGCGGGTGGCCGCCGATTCCACCTCCGGCACCTGCGGACTTTTGTCCGGAATGTCGCTCGCGGCTGTCGAGATTGTCCCGGAAGCGTCGATTTTCGGCGGCTGGCTCGGTTATAGCGTTGAACTTACATTCGAGTAGAAACTATGTCGGTGAAGGCACGATTCATACGCAATATCCTGGAGGAAGAGGGAGAGTCGATGCTCCGCCGTCAGGGCACCGCCATACTCTCAAAGCTGGAAACGCGCAGCGGAACCCTGGAGAAGTCCCGCTCGGTCTCAGTCTCTTCCGGTTCCTACTCGTTTGACGGCAAGATGACATTCCAGCACGTCGCCTACGAGCGCTTCCTCGACCTCCGCCGGCTCCACTACGGCTCCAAGGTGGTTTCCCGCCGCCGCAGAATCCACAACCGCTATGTCTTCGGCGCCTACTCCCGCATCGCCGAACGCCTGATGTACGAATTCACCGACGAAGTCGCCGCTGCCATACGCCAACAGATTGAAAATGAATCTATCTGACGCAAAGTGTTAATAAATATATAAATAAATAAATTTTTGTTGCTATCTTTGCGGAACATTTGGAGACGTTAGGCGTATTTGAGGGAAATGAACGATACTTTGAAAAATAAGTCCGATTTGATGGCTTCTGCGGCAGAGTTTCTTACGAAGAACTGCCATTTCGTTGCCGTTCCTCATGCCGCCTATTATAGTTGTGTCCTTCTGATGGAATATAAGTGGACGGATATTCACCATAGTTCGTTGGATGATTTGGATGCGCAAGGAAAGTTGAATAATGGTTTGCACTCTGTTCTGATTAACGAAATGGCTGGTCTTTTAAGACAGAAAGACTATGTCGAATCTCGTGAGTTCAACACTAACATACAGAATCTGAGAAGAATGCGAGTGGCTGCGGATTATAAAGATGCGGCGTGTACTCTTGATACAGCCGAAAAGGCCATTCGATTACAGAAGTCAATTATCTCAATATTAAAGAAATACTGATTATGGTGTCTGCAAAAGATTTTATAATAAATAGAATCAAGGATCTTGTTCTTAAAATCAGGAACATAAAGGTTCGGTATGAATATGATTCAATGGCTTCTGTTCATACTGTAGAGGTTTTACCTTGCGATACATATAGGAATGATGAAGACTACATCCGTCTTGAGGCTGAGTTTTATGATGATTTTATAAAGAACTATCCGGAAGAGAGCATCTGTTTTCAGTCCTCCGACGCGCCGGTTAGAATTGAAAATGCTGATTATGTTCTTGCTGGGACGGACTATTATATAAGCGACTATTTTCAAAATACCTTAGTCAACATTCCGGATGTATATTCGAATCTTCCTGCATGGGCTGTCAATGTTCAATCTATACCGTCTCATGAAGTGCTCCCTATAGGACTGTCAGGCAGCCAGAGGTTTGTAAAAGAAGAGGATTATTCATTAGCGGCATAATTATTATGGAAAACAAGAAGCAGGAATCAGGGTTTAACCTGAATAATATCATTCTCCTTGGCAGTGAGTTCTCTCGGGCGAATCAAGTGTTTTATGATAATGTCAAAAATGAGATGAATATCAATGTTGATGTTCAAGTTGAAGACAATATCATAGCCGTCAAGGAAACATTAACCATTCGGCAGACTCGTCAGGAAAATGAGCAGGTCAAGATGACCGTCACGGTGGTCGGAGTGTTTGAGAAAGTCGGAGAGTCCGCCCTTGATAATTTGGAAGAATTTGGGCATACAAACGGAGCTGCAATTATTTTCCCTTATATCCGTGAGCATGTCAGTAGCCTCTCTATGAAGGCCGGGATTATGCCTATAATCCTTCAGCCGGTGAATTTTGTCAGCCTTTACAACAGCAACAAGAAATGACATTTTTTCGGGAAAGGCTTGCTTTTTTCGGAAATAGTAGCCACCTTTGCAGTGAGCTACATATTCAAAGGCAATTCTATTTTGCGGCTATGATCTTCCTACGTAAATATAGATTGTTGTCATAGTATAGGGATTTTGCCCCTCTGTATGGTCGTCATTGGCGAAAGCCGTGACTGTATTCGCCGCAAGGCTTGGATATGTAGCTCAGACCTATAACGGAGGGGCTTTTTTAATTTCAATTAGTTATGAGCTACACTAATGAAAAGCAGCCACGGCTCGACACTGGCAAGGAAATCAAGGCGGATGAACTCATACTGAATGCACGCCTTCAGCTCTACAGGCTTTCGGAGGAACTCATCAAATGGCAGGTTGCACTCTATGACCGGGACAGAAGCCTGCACGAGAAGCTTGGCAAGGACTTCAACCGCGCCACCCTCGGATTCTATGAACTCGACGAGGCGTTGTCCTCCATTCTTCACAAAGACCTCGAACACAAGATAATTTTCTGCGAGGAGTGATTTTTGCAAGGATTGTCAATTGATAAACAGAATATGTTATGAGTTCAGTGAATCCTTTCTTCTATGGTATGGCGCTGGTCAGCAAAATTTTCAGTGTTGTTGCTGTTATTTTTGTTGTGTGTCTCATATTTGGTGGTCTTGACATTGTTGGGTGGATTTCTATCGGAATCGCTGTTGTTATATTTATTCCGATTATGATTCTTCTTGACAAACGCAAGAAAGAGAGGGAAAAAGAACCTTGGAAACATGACATTTAGTGTCCTTTCATAGCTGCCTGCGGGCAGCTATTTTTGTGTCATAAAATTGACACAAAATGAAAAGCGAAGACCTGCGGTTGAACATAATTGTAAACGGCGATGCCGGACGAAAGGAAATCCTTGACACTGAGAAGGCTATTTCAAAGCTCGAATCGGAACTCAAGTCTTTGAAAAAGGCAGAAGGAGACCACTCCAAGGAAATCTCCGAAACCAACAAGAAGCTCACGGATGCGAAGTCGAAGTATGCCGAACTCCAAAGGCAGATCAGCCTTGATGGCAAAACAATGGCAGAACTGAAGACACATGTGACGGCAACGCGTGCTGCATTGTCTAAAGCTGTTCCGGGAACTGACAATTGGGTGGCCTTGAACAATGAGCTTCTTGTAAGTTCAAAACGCCTTAAAGCTTTGGAAAATCAAGCTAAAAACACAAAGGAGGTGGTCTCTGAAGTCTGGCATAGTTGGAGTGGGGTGGCCGTCGCCGCGAATAACATATCAAACTTAATATCAAGATATAGCGGTCAGATTGAAGAGGCGAAACAGTCGTGGCTGCAATATGACGAAGCGCTTGTCGACGCGATGAAGACAACGGGGCTGAGCCGTGATGAAATCGAGGAACTGAGTGCTAAACTCAAGAAGTTCGACACGCGAACCGCTCAGAATGAGTTGCTGTCGTTGGCTCGCGTGGGTGGTAAACTTGGACTTTCCGGCAAGGAAGACTTGCTGGAGTTTGTTTCCGCTGCCGACAAAATCAATGTGGCGTTGAAAGAAGACCTCGGAGGAGATGCGGAGGCTGCCATAGGTCAGATTGGAAAACTCGTCGATATATTCCAGTTGAAGGGACAGATGGGACTTGAGAGGGCGATGCTGTCCGTAGGCTCCGCTATCAATGAGCTCGGAGCGGCTTCCACCGCCAATGAGGGCTACATCGTGAACTTCACCAACCGCCTTGCCGGTATAGCCCCCAATGCGAGCATATCCATAGATAAAATCCTCGGTCTTGCATCCACCCTCGACGCGAATGCACAGGCAGCCGAGACCGCCGCGACGGCCATCGGTCAGACCATCACGGCGATGTTCAGGAAAACCGAGACATTCGCCCAGATTGCCAAGATGCCGTTCGAGGAGTTCCGTGACCTCCTGACAAACGATGTGAACGGTGCTCTTGTCAAAGTGCTAGAGGGAATGAAGGGCGACCAGGGGCTTTTCAACATCGTGGATGCAATGGACGAGATGAACCTGAACGGCCAGAGGGCAACGACGGTGCTCGGCGCGCTGGCCAACAATGTCGATATGCTCAAGACCCAGCAGCAGCTCGCGAACGAGGCCTTTCAGGAGGGCACGTCGCTGACCAACGAGTTCAATACCAAGAACGAGTCCGCCACGGCCATTCAGGAAAAGTTGAAAAAGAGAATCACTGAAACAAGCGTGGAAATCGGTCAGAAACTGATGCCGGCTGCGAATATGGTCATTGGTGGCACCAACACTTTTTTAGGAGTCATTTCAAAGCTGATTACGCTCTTTGGAAAATATCAGGCGGCAATTATAACCGTAACGGGTCTGACTGCACTCTATGTTGCAAAAAAGAAAATTGCCTACCTGTTCAGTGCTGAGTTCAGAGCCGCACTCCTGAAAGAAGTAGCCGTTCTTGAGGCATCGTCAAAGGCGAATTCGCTGCACACCGTCAGTTTGAAGATTCTTGCGGGCGGTTACAAGACAGCTGGAGCCGCTGCAAAAGCTTTCGGCAAGGCCTTGATTGCAAATCCTGTCGGCCTTGTCATAGCCGCCGTTGCAGCCCTCGCTCATGGCATTGCATTTTTAGTCTCCAAATCCCGCGAAGCCACCAAGGAACTCAGAGAGCTCAACAAACGGACAGTTGACACAACATCTTCATTCGTCAAGGCGCAGGCGGAAATCGACAAGGAACGCAAATCGCTCGAAGAACTGAAAGATGCGGCCACAAAAGCAGCCGAGGGCAGCGACGAACGCAAAAGAGTAATCGACAAAATCAACGAACTCTATGGCGACTATCTTCCGCAACTCCTCACAGAGAAAACCTCCAACGAAGAACTTGAGACAGCACTGAAAAACGTCAATACTCAATTGGAGCAGAAAATCAAGCTTCAGGCTCGTGAAAATGCCGAGATGGACATCCAACAGCACAAGATGGATGCAGTGAAGGCAGCGTTGGACAGTTTCAACAAGCGTTATGAGAAAATGAATAAAGGGCAGTCACTGTCTGCTGCGCAAGTTGGTTCTCTTACCGGAGCACTGTCTCAATACTATGATATGCCTGATATTTCTCATTTTATCGAGATGCGTGACGTGATTGCCGGCATTTTTGATGAAACGGCAGACAACCAGGATAGGCAGGTGAACAACATTATAGCCTTGTTTACTGAAGCGCAGGAGAACGGTGTAAAGCTTCGTTCTATGGTTGATGGCCTTTTCGGAGTACAGTCGTCTGGCAAGAATGCTCCTCTTGGAACGCTGAATGGCGGCTCGACCGAGAACTCCGGAGACGGAACAGGCGGAACAGGCAGTCCTGGAAGCTCCACCGGCGAGACTGCGGCAGAAAAGAGTGCTCTTGCCCTTCAGAAAGGTCTTGAACAGGTTTTTCAGGAGATTAATGAGGAATCCGAGAAATTGTTTCAGGAAACATTGAAAAGGATTGAGCAGGATGCGGAGATGAAAACGCAGCTCGTCATCGACAATGAGAAAGACCTGACTCAGAAAGCCATTATGGAAGAGGACTGGCGCTACGAGAAGGAACGCGCCAAGGCAGGAGACAATGCTGAATTGCTTGAACTTGCCGAGACTAAACATCAGAACAACCTCGACAAAATCAGGCTCGACGCGTTCAACCGCGAGGTAAAACGTCTTGAGGACGAGCACAAGCTCAGACGCACTCAGATGGAGAACTCGCAGGCGGCGGAACTTCTCGCATTCAAGGGCACAGAGGAGGAAAAGGCGGCGCTGAAGAGGAAACACACGCAGGAACTTGCGGAGTTTGACGTCAAGTATCTTCAGGACTTGGAGGAAAAGCTCCAGGAGGTCGTCGATGCAAAGACGCTGGAGGGAATGTCTGTTGGCTTTGACGAGAAGCAATATCGGGAAATAATGCAGCAACTTGCCGACATCATCAAGCGCAAGAATGCTGCGGCAGGTGAGGCGGAAGAAGACTCGCACGACCCGAATGAAGGTCACTCCATTAAGGAAGGGACAGGCAAGGGGTCTATCCTTGGTGTGGCCATCGATGAATGGCAGGTTCTGATAGAGCACATCAAGGAGGGAAAACTCAGTGCTGAAGATTTCCAGAATGTGGTTACAGGCATCGGCAGTGCGGCCGAATATGCTTTCAGCACCGCTTCAAAGTTTATGGACCTGACAAAGAAAAAAGAGGACGCTCAGCTCAAGGACTATAAGAAGAATCAGGATAACCGCAAAAAATCCCTTGAAAAACGCCTGAACGCAGGTCTCATCACGGAGTCCCAGTACAACGCTCAGGTGGAACAGATGGATGCGGAGTACGACGCCTACCAGGAGGAACTCGCTCTCAAGCAGGCAAAGCGCGACAAAGCCCTGAACCTCACTCAGGCGATAATAAACACCGCGCTGAGCGTGACTTCAACCATTGCCCAGTTAGGAGCAACTCCTTGGGGAATTGCCGCAGCTGCAATCGCTGCCGCAATGGGAGCCGCCGAAATCGCCATCATCGCCTCGCAGCCCGTGACATCCGGAGCGGAAGAGGGTGGCTATATCGGTGTCAAGCGCAGGCAGGACGGCAAATCATTCAATGCCAGGCTCAATCCTGATGCGCGCGGATTTGTCTCCTCACCGACCGTCATAGTGGGCGAGAACGGCTCCGAGTATGTAATTCCGCACGAGGCTCTTGAGAACCCGACCCTTCTCCCGATCATCTCCACCATGGAAACCGCCCGTCGCAACGGCAAACTCCGCAGTCTGAATTTCAACGCGGTCTATCCGGCCACAGCGATGCCAGGGCGTGTCTCCGGCGGATTCATCGACGACGGAAACTCAAGGATTGTGACGACGTCTTCCGATGGCCACGAAGACACGGCAACCGACGCGGCTCTCACAAAAGCCATCGAGAAGTTGACAAAGAAGCTCGATGAGCCAATCACCGCCCGCGTGTCAATGCTTGGCAAGGGCGGAATTAAAGAAACCGAGGACAAGTACAACAAACTTAAAAGAAGAGGACAGTTAGGATGATAAAGATTATCACAGAAGACGGAATATCGCTCGACCTTGCTCCGGACGCCGAATTCGCGATTGAATATAACAACCCGATGTTCGAGGACGACCGCATCCCCGTCCCATTCTCGACATCTATAGCACTGCTGCCATCGGCGACCAACTGCAAGGTTTTCCAATATCTCCCCGCGCTGAAACTGGAGCCGGCTGTCAAAAAGCTGGCCGCATCCATCGTGTTCAACGGCATCCCGTTCCTCACCGGCACCCTCATCTACGACGGCATCGAGGAAGGTAATCTTAACTACACCTTCGCAGGGCGTGATTTGGAGGACGAGTGGGGCAAGAAGATATATGAACTGAGAATGTCCGGCTCGTATGGAGTAGACAGCAATCAGTTTTGCTGGCCACTTCTTGTGAATAAGGATGAAACGGGCTATTTTGTCAAAGACTGCGATAATCTCGATAAGAGTGATACCTACAATAACCAGAGGCAGTATGTCGAAAGTAATGTGAAGTATCATAATTTTCCGTTTGGCGACCATCCCAGACGCACTCCCGCCATATATGCCTCGGCAATAACTGATAGAGTGGAATTGGACTCCGATGAAGATATAAAGGAACTCTATCAGCATATCGCTGTGCTCGGAAACGGAAGCGGGCGTGCCGGAAGATATATGGTTGGTCATCACATGTTCACTACCTTTGCCGGTTATCTTCCCGATATTACCATAGTTGAATTTGTTCAAGGAATATGTAGGATGTTTTGTGCTGCCGTATTTGAGGACGGCGGACGCATCATTATGAAATCCATCCATTCCATTCTTGGTTCGAATGCGGGTGAAGATTGGAGCAGCAAGGTTTCAGACGACTTTTCATCCGGCGCCGAGGAGTGCTGCGGTTATAAGTTTGGTTATGAAAACTCAGGCGAAGACAGCGTGAACTGCGATTCTTCCTCAATCGACCTTTTCAAGCAGAGTAAAACGCCACTGTTTGTCACATTTTGGATTGCAGAACAACCAGCCACGCTCGGAATCCTTCCATATAAAATCAAGTCTACCGGCGATATTGTGTCTGTTTGTACGTGGGGCGTGAATTACGATATTGGCGGTTCGTCAGGGAAGGCGGCCGTTGCGGCTGCCGACATCGTTTTTCAGAACAATATCGCGAAGGAGAATGTGGTCTCTGATGCCGACACTGTCGACAACTCCTGTCCGTTCAACCTTGTGAAATCCGTTCCTTCCATTATTACAAGGCCAAAGAGTCAGGGGGCGTTGCTCCAGCGGTGTTCTATGGCTGCAATTACGGAGCCGATAAATGAAGAGGCGGAACGAAGATCTGATGTGTATGTCGGACTCGTTGTCAATGGTCAGATGACAGACAGCGGACATGCGCTTTCTCAAAAGACAATGGATGTGCCGATAACCGGATATTCGGAAGATGACGATATATGTCTCACGTTGTCTTCCGGCGAGAGGGCGTCTCTTCGTCCGGATTGGCTCTATGAACATTTTCATGAGCGCTACGCGCAATGGCTTGCCACTGACCGGCAGGTCATCACCTGTGACGTTAACCTGAATGAATTCGACCTTTTGAACTTCCGGATGTACAACAAAGTTCGGCTGCACGGTCGCGATTTCTTTGTGAAGAAGCTCTCGGTGACACTCCGTGCCGGCTCGGAAGCGTTGGAGTGCAGCGCGGATTTCATCTCGGCATAGTGTCCTTTTTTGCCCTCAAACAAGTGAGTAGTTTTGCAATATGACAATAGACACATCATATCAATATCAGTTCCCGTTCCTCTTTGCCGGGAATGCGGGAACAATTAAAATCACAGCATCGGCGAATGAACGCGTCCCGATTGAGCTTAGTTATGTCTCGATTAAGGGGGTATCCTCGCCTGTTATCCTCTATCATGCCACATTTGCGCTGACAGCAGGTATGAACGGACGGATTGAACTGAATTTCAAAGAGATTTTGTTGTCAATGTCATCAATTCTGTCAGGATTTAAAAACAAGTTCCTTGGAGAATTCATATTTGGAATGACCGAAAGAGAACAAATATGGATTAAGTTTGGTGAAGGTTCAGACGCGGTAACTCACAAGTATCGTGTTTTTGCGGGACAGTTGGGAGACGAGGAGTGTCAGCGCGTGTATGATGGTCGCAAGTTTATCACTGTTCGTTCACAAATTGGAGTATCAAAGCCTATGGGGACGGATTATGTGCCGATTGTGACAGGAGAGAAATCCCATTTGTTCTTTGTCTTTTATTTCGACATCATTCCTCCGGTAAAGTATCAATATCCCTACTCTTTAGGCAAGGGACTCAATTCGGTGGATATGGCATACCCGTCCATACGGAAATTCGCCGATGATGCCGGATACTCCGAATACGAACTCAAAGCCTACGACATCTGGGCAGAGACTTCTCTGAAGGATGATAATGGGGATGTAACATCAGTCGTAAAATCGGAAGTCTTAAGATTCATAGTTTCAGACAATAAGGTCTCTACATTTGAGTTTCTCGGCAGTGTGGGACTAATGGAAACAATCTACGCCACTGGAAACAGAAAAACAGAGCTCACCACAGAGCCGACATCTTTCACAAACGGAGGCATAGAGTGCGAGCTTACCAACGACAGTCGCCTCATTCACGAAACTTTCACCGGGTGGCTCGCTAGTGCGGACGAGGTCAGGTTCTGGCAGGAGTTCTTCTCGTCGGCAAAACGCTATGCGGTCGTTGACGGCATCTCGCGGAGAATCGTCATTGACGAAGTGGATTCCGAAGGCACAGAAGGCGAACTCAACGCATTCTCATTCAAATGGCACTATGCCGACAAACACGATGACCCGTCGATGGTTCCCATAAGGAAAGAATTAAAACAATACAAGATATGAAATATCAGCATTACAAAAGTGACTTCTCGTCCGTACACCAGTTCTTCAGAAAAGAGGGTGACAAAGACTTGCAGATAGCTATTCCGGACCACGTCCGCCTGACTTTCTTCACGGAGGAAAGGCTGGGCGCATTCGTGGCAGAACGTGACGGCGATAAGATGACAGGCTGCTCTCTTTCGGAAGACAGCAAGACGCTGACGGTATCCATCCCATTGTCGAGAATCTGTCTCGGCAAAGGAGAGCTCTTCTGTGAGATTGCGGAGATTACCCCCGACCAGGATTTCCCGGAGCAGGAACGCATCGAAGTGACGCCTATACGACTTGGAGTGACGCTCTGGCCCGGCAAGTCGGACGATTCACTCGATGTGTCTGTGGGCACGGTGCTCGGCGTTATCTGCCCCGGCGCCATCCGTTACGACATCGCCCAGAGCCTTACGGATGCTCAGAAGGCGCAGGCCTGCGCCAACATAGGAGCCCTGCGCACCATCCCTGACGCGTCAGTATCCACGAGAAAAATTGCAAACGGTGCTGTAATTGAGAAGAAAATAGCCGATGGCGCTGTGACGAAACAGAAGCTTGCTAATAACATAGCCGGCATCGTTGACAGCGTCGCCAAAGGCGCGGCCGATTATAGCTTACAGCAGAACTCCTGCCAGGTGATAAGCAGAAACTCGATTGCAACAGGCAACGGAACCATTGCCGGCACAAAGGGCGTCAGATGGAAGGCGATAAATTTCACAACAAAGACAATAACTCTCGAAAAGGCTCTGACGGCAAGCATAGGGGCCGGTGCACTTCTTTCTATAATCAACGACAAGCATTATGACAAATGTTCTGAGGTCGCAGAAACTGCTGCCATAGGAGCAACGACAATAAAGGTAAAATCTCTTCCATTCACATCGATAGCGGAAGATACAGGTGATGATGCAAAAACCATAATGGTTTATTCTAATCCAAACGTAGGTGACGTTGACTTGGGTGACGGTGCTCATTCCGAAGGCGTCAATACAAAAGCGACACAGAGAGGTTCCCATGCGGAAGGAAGGGATACCTACGCTGCTGGACAATATTCCCATGCCGAAGGCAGAGAAACAGAAGCATTTTATGCATCCCATGCAGAGGGTAGAGGTTCAAAGGCAACAGGGGATGTATCTCACGCAGAAGGGCTGGGTACTTATGCAATCGGCGACCATACTCATGCCGAGGGCCAGAATACCCACGCGGTAGGGCTGAATGCCCATGCAGAGGGTTTGCGCGGATGGGCGAACGGACAGCACTCCCACGCGGAAGGTGTTGATACGGTGACGAGCAACACGGCAGAACACGCCGAGGGCAAGTTCAATAAGTCGAACAAGGCAGATGGTTCATTCGGCAGTGCAGGTAACACCCTTCACTCAATAGGTATCGGCACATCCGCTTCGGACAGGAAGAACGCATCTGAAGTAATGCAGAACGGCGACGCCTACCTTCTCGGAGTCGGTGGTTACGACGGAAAGAACCCTGCCTCCAGCAAGACGGTGCAGCAGGTCATCGGAGCTCTCCTTGACACATTCAAGCCGGTTCAAGTCAACGACAACAAGTCAGGAGCGACCGATGCAACTCAGCTTGCTGAACTAAAGGCATACGCGGCAAAACTTGCGGCGTATGGCGTTGACACTACAAATGGCTACGAGATTCCGATACTCTACAACAGCGGTTCCAAGGGCTTCATCGGATACAATCCAAACGCGGCATCGTCCTTCAACGGCTATGCGGTCACTCCCGAGGGTAATCTCTACACTCTGACGATGAATGCCACCACTGGTGCCCTGTCCAAGAAGATACTCGCGACAACGACCGTCACCGATGCCCTGAGCACCAACAAACAGCCGAAGACTGACACTGCCCTCAAAACGAAAAACAAGACTGTCACGGGAGCGATCAACGAGGTGAATGACCAAACCACATACGTGGCGTTCTCCGACGTTACGAAACTCTCAGCGCTCCTCGGTAAACGCCTTATTTACAAAGGCGGGAACGTGACACTCTCCTCACCGATTACAATCAACTCGAACATATATGAGATTGATTTCAACGGCGCGGCCATAACCATCGGAGCGCTTGCAAGGACAGGGATTACGGCGATAAAGGGACATAGCCACTGCATTATCAAGAATCTTGTAATTGAAGGCATCTGGACCACGAACGCGGATGCTGTGAGCAATGTTCTTGAAACATTTGCCGGTGTAGAGAATGTAAATATTGATGTTCATTTTTCGGGAAGCAAGTACGGCAGAGGATTCTTCAACTGTCAGAGACTTATCAACTGCAAGGCGGAGATTACAAGTAATCATTCAGAGGCCCTGACCCGAGGGTTCAGTTACTGCGAATATCTCTATATGTGCCGGATTGGAGAAGGCAGTGTTGGTGAGGGATTCTTCCATTGCACAAACATGATTTCATGTGACGCGTTAGCAGTTGTCAATGCTTCTGGTACAGGCATAACAATGGGGTGCTTTAGGAAAGAACTTGTAGAGTGCTCTAACTATACGAACTTTCGCCGACGTACCAATGAGTACATATCAGATAAGGAAGTTACCTATGGTTTCTTCTCAGACACCGATAGCCTCTCAGTAAATGGCTATAGCCTTACTCCTTTTGCAAATACTATTGCGGCTAAGAATGAGGATGATACAAAAGCACTCGTCCATCCGGCAGGAGGAACGGGCGTGGCTGAAGTTCCGCTCAGCATCGAGGCTTCAGGAAACTCCATCGCGCGACGCCTACCTGACGGACGGCTTAGGGCGGCCGCAGCCACGGCACCTGATGATGTGGTCATTATGAGCCAGCTCAACGCCCTCGTCTTGCAGGTTCTCGCACTTAGACAGACTGTTACCGAGCTTCAGACCGAAGTGAACGCTCTAAAGGGATAATGTCATGGACTGGACAAACATAATAATGACGCTAATCACCTCCGGGGCGTTCACTACAATCTACCTCCTTGGTGACAAGAAGACATCCTCCGTGCTCGACAACGTCAGCAAGACCATCGACCAGTGGCAGGAACTCGTGAAGGAGGTGAAACAGGAACTTCTGGAGCAGCGCGAGGAGTTCAGAAACTTGAAGGCTGAGTATGACGCGCGTCTCGTGACCAAGGACAACAAAATTGACTCGCTCTACAAGGAAATCGCCGTCCTGCGCGATCGCAACGACAAGCTCAGTTCCAACGTGGCGAGGCTTACCATCGTCCGCTGCTGGAAAGTCGGCTGCGGCACCCGCCAGCCTCCGATGGGCACCAAGGTCTCCGTCACCGAAGACGTAACGAACATTGTCGAACAGGTGAAGATTGAATAGAGTCTGATTTGCCAGATTCTTACAGCTCTTTGACATACTGGAATTGCCGAATATTATTTACCTTTGCAGGGTCAAAATATAAAGGCTATGGAAGAAAAATCAATTCAGCTTTTTGAAAATAAGCAGATACGAACCAAATGGGACGAGGAAACGGAGAAATGGTATTTTTCAGTCATTGACATCATTGATGTTTTGACGGAGAGCGTGGATGCAAAACGCTACTGGAGTGTGCTGAAAGTCAGATTGAAAAAGGAGGGTGCTGAACCTACTACAATTTGTAGTACCTTGAAAATGCCGGCTTCTGACGGCAAGATGCGACTCACTGATGTTGCTGACCAGGAACAGATGTTTCGTCTCATCCAATCCATCCCATCACCGAAGGCGGAGCCTATCAAGCAGTGGATTGCACGGGTCGCTTCGGAACGCATTGATGAAATTCAGGATCCGGAAATGGCCATTGAACGTGGCTATGAATACTATCGCAGAAAAGGCTACAGCGAAGAATGGATTAAACAGCGACAGCAGGGTATCAGCACTCGTAAAGGGCTTACAGACGAGTGGCAAAGATGCGGTGTGAAGGACAGACAGTATGCAACCCTCACGGACATTCTGACAAAAGAATGGTCAGGATTTACCACAAGGGAATACAAGGCTTACAAAGGCTTGAAGAAAGAAAACCTGCGCGACCACATGACTAATCTGGAGACAGCGGTAAACACTCTGGCGGAAGCGGTCACGACGGAACTCTCCAAAAAGCACAATCCGAGGACTTTTAACGAGAGCCGGAGGGTCGCGAAGGCTGGAGGCAGCGTCGCAAAGAAAACCCGCATTGACATCGAGCGACGGTTGGGGAAAAGCATAGTGTCAAACGCTAATGCAAAACAACTGCAACATAAGGACGACGAAACGAAAGAAATTCCATAATCTTATATTTTGACACAAATTTTATGGGCGCGGCAATTCCGGTATTTCGGGGTTGCCGTTTTTTTGTATGACAAATAAATTGAAACAGATATGGGAACAATCAGCAAAAACTTTGACTACAAAGAATTTGAAAAAACGGATGTACCTGGAATGCAGGTGCAGAACACAATCACTTCGACGGAGGTCCGCGACAGCATCAAGGCACTCGTTGATGAAGTCCTTCAGCCGCTCCGTGATGCCTGGGACGAACCGCTCGCAATCAACAGCGGCTACAGGTGTCCGGAAGTCAACAAGGCGGTCGGAGGCGTCCCAACCTCTCAACACACCAAGGGCGAGGCCGCAGACGTGTGTCCGTTCGGAAGAAATGGGCACGGAGACATTGGGGCCGTGAGGCAACTCGCGCAGAAAGCCGTCGAACTGGATCTGCCCTTCGATCAGATGATACTCTATCCGTCATTCGTCCATTTCAGCCACAAGCTCAAAGGCGAACAGCGCAGGCAGATTCTTTACAACAAAAGATATACGGGGAAGAAATTGTAGAATCCGTTTTCCATAAATTTCACTATGAAAAGAATCTTCAGACCTCACTTCATCCTCTTCGCGCTCATGGCCGTATCTTGCAGCCCGCGCATCGTCACAGTTGCCGTTCACGACACAACCACCGTCACTCGCACCCTGACAGTCCGCGACACCATCATCTCCGCGCCCCTTCCGGTCGAGTCTGTCATCATCTCCACTCCCGACACGACATCCACAGTCGAGACATCCCTTGCCACATCCACGGCCACCATCACCGACGGCCACCTCCACCACAGCATCGAGAACAAACGCGCCGCCCTTTCAGTCCAGGCAAAAATCCCAGAAAAGCAGGACATCATCCGAGTCACTAGAGAAATCCCCGTCCCCGTCGTGGTGCCAAAACCCTACATTCCGAAATGGGTCTGGTACGTCCTCGCCTGGGCCGTCCTCGTCACCCTCCTCCTCGCCGCCTCCGTCTGGCTGCGGTTCAAAGTGTGATATTCGCAAGACGTCACTATCTTTGCAGCACGTTTGTATTATTTTAGTCCGTGACTTCACGCACATTTCCGGTAAAATTTTGTCGATTTTGCCGGAAATATTTTGTAATTGTTAGAAAAATTACTATCTTTGTAGTGCGATATAAAACACAGATATTATGAAGTACAATGAATTGGAACGGCTGTTGAAAAAAGCGAAATGCTATGACACAGGACGACAACAAAACGGACACCCCTTGTGGTTCAGCCCAAAGACAGGAAAAGAGTTCAAGATGAGCAACCACGGTTCCGAAGAAGTTGCGACAGGAACATTAAAGGCAATCAAAAGGGCAGCGGGGATTTAATCCCCCTGCTTTTCAAAAAAACATAGAGACAATGAGAAAGGTTAAGGCAATAATTGAAAGGGCATCAGACGGAAACTACAGCATCTATATGGATGCGGACGATATGTCATATCTTGTTACCGGCACGGGCAAGACTGTAGAAGAAGCCCTCAAGGTCTTTCAGGACGGGTATGAGGATATGAAGCAGTATTATGCTGAAACCGGGAAAAAATTCGAGGAGGTTGAATTTGAGTACCAGTATGATGTAGCTTCGTTCCTCCAGTACTACGCCAAGACAATCTCTCTCGCCGGACTTGAGCGCATCACCGGCGTGAACCAGAAACAGCTCGGCCACTATATCAGCGGTTATAGACATCCGTCCCAAAAGACAGCCAAGAAAATTGAGGACGGTGTGCATAGATTCAGTCAAGAATTATCGGCCGTCAGATTTGTCTGATTTTGTATCGCAGCAATTCATGTACTTCGTCTGACGGCGTGGGGTCAAGGGCAACCGCGACCCCTTTTATTTTGATTCTCGCGGAAGTATCCCGCATGCTTCGCAGTGGGCAAGGTAATCATCAACCGCCGCCTCGAAGTCTTTTCTCAATTCATCGATGTTGCGCCCCTCGTATGTTATAGCCGTATCATCAGGAAGTCCCAGAACCTTTCCGAAAAGGCAGTTGTCCTCCTCGTCCGCTTCGATGCTGCCCGTATATCCTTTGTAATCCATTGTTTTCATACTCATTACTTATCTTGTGGACGAAATTACGAAAAAGTTGCAAATAAGTGCCTGAAAATTTGTGTAATACAAATATTTGTACTATATTTGTATTACAAAATCAGAGATATATGAAAAGATTGAACAACAAAGAGAAAGACCTGATTGAAGCAATCAGGAATTTCAGAAAGGCACGAGGCTGGATTGAGAACGAGAATGAGTTCAGATGGTTAATCTACAGGACAGTCGAAGAGCTGATGTACGAAGAATGAGAACGGAGGCCTTCGGGCCTCCATTAAAAAGTGAAATATGAAAGGGACTAAAATCAAACAGGATAACATCGAGTTGCTGCTTGACATCAATGTCGGAAGCATAGCTCGAAAGTATTTCAAGAAATCCGGATCGTGGCTTTACCACAAGTTCGACGGTCGGGACGGCAACGGAAAGGAAACGGACTTCACACAGGAAGAGCTTCAGCAATTAAAAGGTGCGTTTTACGACCTTGCGGACAGGCTTCGCAAAGCCGCTGACAACTTATAGCCTCTCAGAATGTTGTTCATTCTACTGATTTTGTACCGGCCATCAGGAGGCGTGGCCACGGGCGACATCTCATCAGAGGTGTCGCCTTTTTCGTGCCGTCAAGAAAATGTTGCTTATTCAGCCACCTTGAGAATGTCCACGCCTTTGAGCTCTTCCGTAGCCTTGCCGCTGCGCTGGCAGTAGATGGAAGTCATTGCGAGGCTGCTGTGGTCGGCCTGCTGCTGGATGAACGAGACCGGAACGCCGGCAGCTGCCATGTTCGTGATGCCAGTGTCCTTGAGGCTGTAGAACATCACCTCCATCGGAAAGCCACATTCCTCACGTACGCATCTATTCCAGAACGTCGCTATCTTGCGTTCGGGGACGGCCGTCTTTCCAGGACTGAAATCGAAGTGACTATGATTGCCGAATAGGAAAAGTTTCGGGTTGCTCAAGTCAAGGCGGTGGACATACTGCATCATCACGTCCGGAATGGTTCTGGAGGATGTGTTGTCATTCTTTGCTATTTCTCCGCGCACGAGGACCATCTGCGAGTCGAGACGTATGTCAGAACACTTGAGCATGGAAATTTCCTTCGGGCGCATCAGACAACAGTAACAGAGCATGCAGATAACGAGATATTCCTGATTCTCATTCTCCAGATATTCCCAGAGTCTCGAAAGCTCTGCATCTGACAGAATCCGGCGCTTCTTTTTTGTGAGTTTCTTTGGTTTCCTGCGGATGGAAGTGAATGGATTCTCAGACACGTATTCGCGTTCCACCATCCAGTCGAATAGGACGCGGCAGAAAATTAGATAGTTGTTGTAGGTGCGTGGCGATATTTTGGGGTTGCTCTCGATGGATTCCATGAAATCGATGGCCATGGAGCCGGTGAATCCGCAAGCGTATGTGTTCTCGTCGCATCCGTGTACCTGAAGCCACTCTCTTATCGTCTTGATGAATGACATATAGCTGCGGAGGGAATTTGCCTCAAGCTCGCGCCGTTTCGCATCGAGAAATGCATCGAAGGCCTCGAACAACTTCTTATATGCCTTTGGCGCGAATTTCTCGACAAGAGGATTCCAGCCCATGGCCAGCTTTTCAGAGAGTCGTCCCATTATAGCCTTTGCCATCGCCTTGCGCTCACGTAGCGTATCTCCGCGGTTCACCTTGATTCTCATCCGCTTGAGCCGCATCGTCTTCGGGTCCTGGACGTAATAGGTAATGTACCAAATCTTGCCCTGCGTCAACTTAGGAGGAGTATATTCAATATAGGGGGTTGGTTTGAAGAAAGACATTTTTTTTCTTCCGCACAACTCTGACAAGACCCTATAGAGGTTGTCGTCAGGGGGCGAAAGACTGTGTCCCGTGTTTGTCCCGTTTTGTCCTGAAAATTCTTGTAAAATCTTATTAATCAGAACGTTAGACATATTTAGCGGAGAGTGAGGGATTCCCCGACTGGTCTTCTTGATTTCTATCTTACTCATTATCAACTACTTAATTTTTCAGAAAATCCGATTTTGGGGCATTTTTGTCCCGTTTTTGTCCCGGTACAAGAGGGGTTATTTTTCGGACAGATAGGGCCTTACAGAGATGTAACATAAATGTTTTTGCACAAAAAGGCGGACGCGTCCCTAAAACCCCGGGCTTGTCCGCCTTGTCTTGAATCGTCGTTAGATGTTTATATGGACATTTGAGCAAAGATGCGTTCCATCTCTGAAATTGATTTTGGTCTGGAGTACGGCTTCATCGTAATTTTTGTCGTTCCGCCCTTTTGCGTCTTGGAAACTGCGACATACATCTGCCTGAGATCATCAGACATATTTGTCACAGTTATGTTTAGGCCGGATAACGAAGCCGTCTTTACTTGGTTGTAGAACTCATCCATAAAACTTCTTGTGGTGAACTGGACGCCATCAAAATCGAGCGAAACCTTTGAATCGCCGCAAGCCGATGCTGCCGAAAGAATGTCATGGGCTGAAATCCTGTTCAGTATGTCCCGACCCACAAGGTCACGTATGTTTATCGTTGTCATATTATTCAATGTATTTTAAGTAATTAAATGTAAACATATTTTCTTTGTATTTTTGCATAAAATCATTAACATTTTGGCTATGGAAACAGGTAAAAAACAACTTCCGGAGGCTGAGGTTTTCTTCTCGGATGTGGAATTCAGGAAGGCGGTGGACGTGGCGGTCATCAGAAGAGCTTACGAGGACGCCAGCAAGGAAGTGAGCTCACAGTATGAAAGCAACAACCGGCTCAAGAGGATGAGCGGAACTCTGCTCGGATGGATTGTCGCGGCGCTGATCTCCCTTGCCGGCGCGATTGTCGCGCTCTATCCCGGTGGATGGTCGGTCGCACTCATCATGGCGGTCTATGCTTTCGCGGCGCTCTTCGTGCCGGCCGGGATTCTTGCCGGCAGTCTGCACTACAGAAACATATTCTACATTCCAGGGCACGCGCCGCGGTATTCTCTGAGCCGGCCGATGTGCGACTACATGAAGAAACTTCGTCCGGAAGATCAGGAGAAGATGTTTCTCATCCATATGCTCCAGAACAGGCAGACGGACATCGACGCCAACAATACGATACACATGCGGCATGTCAGAACCTACCGCGCCGCCATTATCTCCATCTTTTCAATCATCGGAGCCGGCGCAGTGCTTTTCATCTGCCTAGTCACAGCGTTGTAGGCAACGGTTCGCCCTTTTCCTGTATGTCACCGGGTCTTGCGGTGTCTGAAGGAATCGGAGGTGTCGGGATTTCATAATTTTCGGCCATAACGTTACTTTTTTAGAGTTTATCATTTACTTGCAAGGATGTCTAATAGTTGTTTTATTTGGGCGTCCTTCTCCTTTATTTGGGCGTCCTTCTCCTTTATTTGGGCGTCCTTCTCCTTTATACGCTCATCGAGGAGTTCGATTTGGGCTTTGAGAACATCGGGAGAGTCGGAATAGTAGTGGCGGTTGTCGATGGGGAAATTGGTATTATCTCCATTTACGACAACACCTGTATTCTCGCCGCCTACATTGACATTGTTCTTGAGCATATTGCCTTCTCCTGAAAGAAGCCAAGACTTGTTTAGTTCAGGAAATGCAGATAATATCTTATTTGCCATATTTTGAGATATGGATTTTGTTTTCCCTTTGCTGCACTCGTAAAAGTAGACACGGAGGGGTAGAAAAAGATTGAATGATTTATCTTTGTAGTTGAGTTCAGGTCGTTGGGCCTGGAGGGAGGGGCGGA